CGATGGCGTCCTCGCCACCCCACGTCCCCACACCCCAGAGTGATTCTCCCCACACTGCCCCTCCGCCTATAAGGCTGGTGGAGGTAATGGAGGTATCAGTTACAAAATCAAGCGATTGACTGATGGTTATATCATCTGTTCCTGAACCTTCAGCCGCCCATATATATAATTTCATCATATTCTTGAATCTTGACGGGTCGCCTAAATCAAACCATTTTGTCGTATAATAGGAGTCAATATCACCTATAGAAAACAAAGATGAACCATTGGGAGTAGTGGTGAAGGAGCTGTCAACCACCAAGCCTGTGGCTGTGTGATAGACAATGACTCTGCTTTGTCCGATTCCCTGTCCTGATGTTATGGTTACCAATGCGCCTGTGGCTGAATAGCCTATGCGGTCATCTGTCTTGAGCATTACAAGCCCGGTGGCTTTACCGTCAGTAAAATTATACGCTCCTATTGAATCCACGCCGCCTGTCTTTCCTATGACATCATTGCTTTTACTTGTATCTTCAAGCTGATAGACCAATGAGTCATAATTGCCGAAATAAACTTGCTGTTTAGAGTCGCTGTCTATAACTTTCACCATTGCGTTGGCGTTTATATTGGTGTATTCAGTCCATTCCGCTATATCGTATTGGAAAGGAAGAAGAAGGTTATTTGTGATGTCGGAAGTCCCCGTGGTCAAGGCTATCCTATAGTAATCATCATCCACCGAGGATACTGCATACTGAAGGCGGTTTCTTGCCACATCCGCCAGCGTCCCGTGAATCAATGCGGATATTTCCACCAGAGTATTACCGTCAAAGAAGTAGATATTCTTGTTTTTGGAAAGGAATACAAACCCCTTGCGCTGGTTAAGAAGGTTGATATTCTGGACGGATTTTTTGGCTATACAGCCTATTCCGTCAACTACCTTGCTTACGGTGAATATGTCATCACCGCCTACGAGGGAAGCTTTCCAGATACTGTCGGTAAGAAGGAAGTAAAGATTATCATATAATTCTATGGTCGCTTCTATCTCCTGTCCGCCGAGCGCGGATATGTCTATGAAGTTATCGTCTTGGTATGTTTCAACAGTCCCCACATTTGACCAGCGGAAACGGGTCGGTTTTTCAACTCCAGCTTCTACGGTGTTGGCGAAAATCAGGTAGTTTTTAAACCAGGCGATACATTTGGCTTTGGTGAGGGCGTCACTGAGGTCGGATACATCAAGAAGAGCTACAGCACTTGTAGGATTCCACTTCATCACCTTATCCACGTCATTGGTCATCACTATGGTATCTAAGGCTGTGGTGAATACGAACTGGTTATTTTTGTTATAGGTTATGGGGGGGCCGCCGATATTTGTCCACACCCCTGAGTTTAGATAGTAGAAGGCATCCCCGCTTATTGTCAGGATATATTCAGTCCCGCTTGAGAGTTTAGCGTAATAGAGACCTGTAATGGCGGGGAAATATTCGCCGTTTACGTCTTGGTTAAGCAATCCGCCTATCAACTTTATCCCATAGCGTTTTCTTAAATCCAATGAGCTTGAGAGCCTGACGTTCTGGAGGGCGGAAGCCCGGTTATCCTGTATTGTTATGGCTGAGGAAGTGTTATCTAACCCTTTGAACTGAAGGACTCCTCCGGGGGGGTAGATAGACGCCTGTTCTCTGGGGTAGGCAGAGGATAATAAACCTAATGAGAAAAGTAAGAATAGTAGTTTATGTAATGGTTTATGTAATAGTTTATGTCGCATTATAGTCATACCACCTGTTTATGAAGGGTACGGAATCACGCAGAAGTCCAGACCTTCTTAGTATCGGCATATAATCGGGGTTGGTAAGGTCAGCCTTGACCATAGACTTCACGCCTTCTTTGTATACTTTTTGTGCGGCAAGATAATCCTCCAGTTTATTTTGATACTGATAAATCTTTGCCAAACCGCCAGCCCTCACAATCCATATCCATTTATTGTCTATATCGGGGACATCAGCTTCGTTGACAATCCGCCTTATCCTTGTGTAGTATTCTATGTAGACGGATATGGCACTGCCTGGTATGGGATACAATCCTATCACTTTAAAACGGGGTGAGCGTTCCTCTTTGCCGACAACCACAAGGGTAGCCCCTCCGCTGTTTTCCGTAACGGTGATGTTTCCAACGGTAACCGCAGATTTTGATACTTTTATGGGATTACCCGCGTCAAAAGTGGTTGTGCCTGAAACGGTAGTAGTCCCGTTGAGAGAATATTCTTCGCTGTATTTAATCCCGTTGGTATCATAGCCTGTTACTGTTACTGTTTGGGTGGTATCGCTGGTGCTGGAGGAAACTATATCTATGGTATCATCGGCGTCTAATCTTGTAGATAACCCTTCTTCTTCCCAAAGCCTGTAGTATGAAGGATTGCCTGTTGCAGTAGGGTTGGGGATAAGCCTGTAGAATATATTATCGGGGACTTGAGTAAGTTTGATGGGGGAGTCAGTTTGCCTTATCAACCCAACCCTGTCTAAATCACGGGGGAGTACATAGAATTCGGTATCCGCCACTGTGGTCAATGTATATTTCCTCCGGTTAAAAGTCCAGTTGTGAGTATGCCCGCCTGTCGCCCACGCAGGGTCATTGATTTCCATAAGGGTCATATTGATAAATTCATCAATGAGGGTGTTTATCTGGGTTTCCCTCGTGGTATCTCTTAAATTACTTCTTATCTCAGCTAAAGTTTCCATCTATAATCTCCTTGTTTCTTACCGCATATACGGCGGAATAGAATAATATTCCCATAGTTGCCGTTACCCAGAGGTGGGCGGGGAAAGTGAATAGACAACTCACGCAGAATCCGAAAAACATCGCCCTTATCTTGATAGTATCCCTGCTCTCGACTATCCTTACCCTGAAATAATTCACTATGCAGGAAAGTATGGCGAGCAGGGTAAGCATACCTGCTTCAAGGTAAAATTGTATGTATTCGTTATGGGCGTGTTTGAATTTATCAGGGTCTTTAGCTCCGATGAGGTTTATATATCCAAGCCCCTTGCCGAGCCAAAACGTATCCCTTGATTCCTCTATGTATTTATGCCACCTTGTCATTCTTCCCGATGAGGATAGAACGGATTTCGGCACTACCTTCAATACAACGGGAATCAGGAGTGTTAAACAAATAAGGAAGTACATAAATAATTTCTTATTCACCTTCCAGAGATAATACCCGCAGCTTGCGATTCCCACCGCTATCCCCGATATTGATACGTTTATGGAGAAATTGGTGTATAATAATAACATTATCCATATCAAAGTAACTAAAAGGTAATTTATCAGCTTCCTTCCGAAGAATAACGGAAGGCACATACCGAGGTATCCTGCCAGGTGGGTAGGGTGTCCGATAAAGCCTGTCATAGCATATCTGGTGGTATACATAGCTTCTTTGGTCTTAATCTGTTCGAGAAATTGGGTAAATCCGAACTTCTGGAATATCGAAATAATAATCATCACCATTACAGACCATTTCAACCAGTTTAATATTGTGGAGAGCATATCCCTGTTCAATGTTTGAACAACAAACTGGTATATAATTACCCCGCAGATGATATTGATGAAGATTATGGCGGGGTATATTGCGTATGTTCCCTGGGAGAGAGCGATATACTGATAATAAAGGGCTGATAATCCCAATGCTCCGAGTAAAAATCCCATCGATTTGTTCTTGACCCTTATGTCTTTAGGGAATATGAAGCTAAGACAGAGGAATAAAATGGCGAACATCTGGACAAACTGCCCCTGTGCGTGCCACATGTCCGTCCCCTGAAACAGGAATAACATATAGGGTATGAACGCAAAAAAGAAAGCTAACAGGTACTTTAATAGAAATATTTCTTGTAACAATCCGCTCCTATGGTTCTTCCTTTACTGTCAACCTTGTAAAAACTTACAATCTCCCCGCTCTTATAACATTTAATCTGTTTATCAGTGCTGTAGAAATACGGTATTGTGTTCCCGTTATCTCCTTTGGGGTAGTACCTTAACGGAGTACACCCTGTCAATGTAAGAAAAATCAAAAGAATCAAAAGATTCAAAAGATTCAAAACACATCTCATATAAAGACAGGGGGGCTTTTTGCCCCCCTAAAGTTAATTCTCGTCGTAGCATACGGGGTCGATGTAAATCAAAGAATAGTCTCCTCTTATACCATCTTTGATTGTACGCCCTACGGTACACTCGTCGTCAGCTCCGCCAGCAAAGTCAGTAACTTCACCATCGGCTTCAGCACCGACTAACTGGTTTACCGTTGTTGCAGTCCCTCTTTGTACAAAAGCAGGTCCCTTTATGATAATAACCCCTTCGCTTAAAGCGGCTATGCCTACGCCAATGTCAGTAACACCTGCTGTCCAGATGTCCTCTGCGGCGTCAACTTCTTTAACGTAAGGAGTCATATCATCATAATCGGTGCCAGAAGGGTCTGACGTATCAAAATCCCACTGTACCACCTGTCCCGTTGCTATTGCACTTGATGTCCCGTTGTACACTGTTTCAGTCCATACTACAGGATAGTTTTTAGGGTCAACTACCTGAGGTATGCCCGTTGCAAAGGCAACTCCCACACCAAATAGGAGTGCCAAGGAAAAAGCTACTAATAGTTTCTTCATTGTTTTCTCCTATGCGGTTATGGTTGTTAATAGTCCCTGTGTCCTTCTCGAACCACAGGTCAAGTTGCCAAAAATGTACATTAACGCTATTCTTGACAATTGGTTATGTGACCACTCAAAATTGGTAATCTCCATATTGCCTCTTGCCAATACCTGTAACCAAAGGCTGTCTGTATCAACGAAGTACATATAACCTGTAGCACAGTTATCATCGAACATCATCGGCATAGTCGTATAGGCTAAATACCTGAAGCCTAAGTCGCCCAAATCTGTCCTCTGATAACGCACCAAAGATGTTAACCCAATCTCATATAAGCCGTAAACTGTCTTGGTTGTGATAATCGCATTGGGCCCCTGGAGTCCAAAGGTACAGCTGTTTAACATCGAGTTCATAAGGATAACCCCTGCTGAATTTGAGTTAAAGCCTGATGTACCGGTAGTGTCTACCTGGTTGCGCCAGTAGGAATAAGTTGTCGAGTTGATATTACCAACATCTGTCTGGGTACTGGGTGATAAGTTGATGAGGTAGGGCAATCCGTCAAAATCAGTAGCTACTGCCCCGCTTGCAAAAACCTGGTCACCCATAACCTCGGTCATTGAGATTTCCGCTTCCATCTTCTTTACTTGGGTAAGGTCAAGAAGTTTCTCTCTATTACCTGCGTTCTGAGCCACTTCCAGCGTGGATAATACTAAAGAACCGGCAACGACCTTCTGGGCGTATACCGCTCTTGTAATATTATCCGTGTTGGGTGTTTCTATAACTCCTAACTTGGGATAAGATTTGAAACTTGCATTTTTACCGTAGATAAGAGGATGGGTGAATTCATACCCACCGCTGACCACCTTGATATTCCCTTTCTTCTTTAACAGAGAAAGGAGAGCATTGTTGGTGGTTACAGCATCGAAAATCTTATTTCCGTGGTTTTGCAGAGTGGTAGTAATGACTGTCGAAAAATTAGCGTTCATTAACTACTCCCTAAAGCTCATTTCCGTATTTCAGCGTCATACAGTTTGTTGAAGGTGTCCTCTATGGACTCCTCCGGTTTCCTCTGTACGTCGAATGAAACACCTGATGAACTTTCCACATTTGCCTGTTTCTTTGCCTGAATACTCTTTTTTACCGTATTCATGGCACGCTGTTGAGCGTTAGCAACACCTCTCGGTCCCATCACAGCCCAGTAAGCATCTTCGGTGTTCATCTTGAACTTGGTAATTTTCTCCGCAATAGCATGTTCATCGGGAGAGTCAGGTTTGACATCGGGATGGTCGGCTCTAAAACCCTTGACCATCTGGCTGATGTTTTGCTGTTGGATTACACCAAGCTGTTCCTTGTAAACCTTTTCCCTTTCGACAAGCTCCTTGTTGAACATAGCTTTGTAACGGTCATCAAGTCCACGGTAGAAATGAGCCGTTTCAGCGTCCATTCCTGCGTATGGGTCTTGAGGCTGTTGTGTCGGTTGCTGAGGCTGTTCTCTTGAGATAATAGCTTCAAGCTGTTTCTGTAAGAACTTCTTTTCCTCATTAACCTCCTTAAACCGTGAATACGGTATCCTTTGTTCTTCTTCCTGAACATCAGTTGTTTCTTCTGCCCCTTGAGCTACATCTTTTTCCGCAGTTGATGTCTGCGACTCATCGGCCTGCTGTCCGGTAGATGACGAGTCTACGATTTCGTCTGTTGTTTCTGAGGAAACGACTTCCTCTGATACGTTTTCTTCTTGTAACATAACACTCCTTTACGTTTTGAGGTAACGGTTAATAAAATAAAAGCGCCCAAAAGCACCCAAAAGCACCCAAAAGCACCCAAATCTTTAGAGGCATTATACTAACCCGCTTTTTTTATTAACCCTGCCTGTGCCTCTTTTGTTCTGTCCATCGCCCTTTGCGGGATTATCCCCGAAGTATCTCGTGGCATTTCCCTTTTTATCAATTCCTTTATTTCCTCTTACGCTTCCCTTACCTTTCATCATCTACCTCCCTTTAAAAAAAGTATTTAGTTGTGGGAATATGCCTTGTCGTCCCCACTAACTCCTGAACAGTCTTGGGTTTTAAACCCTGTTTTTTTCTTTCCTCGTTTATGGACGCCGCTATCCTCTCGGTACGGTGTTTGACTGATTCCATAGAACCGTCCGGGGCGAGATTATTTTTTTTAAGGTACTCTTTCTTTTGTTGTTTGGTGGAGAAAAACTTCTGCAATGCCGCGTCATACTCTCCATACGGATTTACTTTGTGAAGGTTTGCCATAAAACTATAAAACTCCTTTCTTATGCGATACTTCCATATTGCCCTTTCTCTCCCCCTAATGAGCTTATAATATCAGCGGTGTTGGGGGGATTGGCTTGTAATTGCTGCATATTGGCGGGGGTTGCCCCGTTTGCCCCGCTTGGCTGTCCCTGTCCCTGCGGAGGGATAAGCCCTCCTGTTTGCTGGGTTATGGGTTGTATAATTTTTCCTATATCCTTGAATACGTCGGGAAACATCTGAAGGTAGCGTTTAAGAAGCTCGGCAAGGTTGATTTTAAATCCCTGCATCTGGAAGGCTTCCATCACGCCTTTACCCATAAGGATATTGGCGAGCCCTTCAAGCTGTTTACGCAGAATAGGAAGGTCGGGCTTCTCGGTAGCCCCAAGCTCTATCCCGAACCGGTATTCACCTTTCGATAGTTTCTCCGCCATAACGGAATCTATGTCGGGAAGCCAGGAAAACTGGGATAATCCCGTGGTTTCATCATATTGTTGTTCGCCTGTTATTAACTCTATTTCCTCTAAGTCGACAAATTGCTGGATTACCTGCCATAGTTTGCGTAACTGGCAGGAAGCAAAGTCATTAACGGTGTCTAATTTGTCTGATATGCGCAGATTCTGCCCTGCCTGCCCTATCTGGGCTTCGGTAGCGGTCTGTGCCTGTGTCAATCCGGTCAATTGAGCCCTTGTAAGCCCAGTCTCTATGGTCATAACGTCCACTATCTTGTCTATAAGGGCTACCAGGTCGCCTTTTACCTGCGTAAAGCCGAGTTCCTGCACAGATTCACGGATAGATTTGCTTCCGTTGAAGTAAACCACCGCCCCTATATCGCCTGTTTCGAGGTTTACCTTGCCTCCTTCCGTTATCGAAGTCTCGTCTATGCCGAGTTTCGGCACATATTTATCGACCTGGTCAAGGATATTGTCGAAAGTATTGTTGGCTCTGTCCTGTAATCCCTTGATTATGTCCACATCACTTATCGGGTAGAGCCTGTGGTTGTGTTTGTTGAAGGCTAAAAGCTCATACTGGAATCCGTCCATATTATACACCGATTTATCATCTCTTAACGCCACGGTGTCCCTTCCGTCTTTAGCCAATACGAGGATATTAATCCCTTCATCTGTCTTGTAGTGGATTTCATAGAGGTCAACGGTCTTAAACTCATCTATCATCGTGTCGGGTATCTTACTTTCATCAGCCCCTTCTATGAAAGTGCCTTCTAAGTCTTTGGTGTTTTTATAGCTTCTGTCTTTTTTTACATCCGAGAGCAGTTTGGTAACCTTCTCATAGACATACCGGGCTGTGTAGATTGAGGTGGCGGCGGGGTCTATGCCGAAGTTAAAAGGATTGATATACTGGATGAATGGGCTTTCACTTCTTATATACTCGTCAAGTTCGGGGTTTTGTTTGATTTCTTCTTCTTCTTTTTTCCTCCTTAATCCCAGTTTCTCAAGCAATCCCTTTTGTTTTTCTTTATCCCTTTCCTTCTTTTCCTGTTTGATATTCTCATCAGTGGGGTTTGTGCCGAACCTCGTGGTGTATCCTATCTTCACTACACCGAAACCGAGTACGTAAGCGTCAAAGATAGACTGTTTATTGGTCTTTTTAATATCCAGCTCATCCATATAGTAGTTAAGGATATGGGAGACGAGTAACGCCGAGCCTTCATCTTCCTTGCGTTTGGGAATTACGGTAACGTTAGGATTTTTGTAGTAAAGAGTCGGGATGATGTTCTTTACTATGGGGTTGATGATGTTAATAGTGGTAACGCCGTTAACGTCACTGTAGTCTTTCCTTGCGCTATCGAGGTATCTTTGTGAGAATCCTATATCGAAGTAATCGATGTTCTCGCCTGCCCCAACCTTCCCGTTAAACCGTTTGCCGAAGTGTTCTTCCTTAAACTTCTCGGCATTGTCTATCTCTACCCTCCACTTTCTGATTTCATCACCGGATATTTTAACCATATTATTTCTCTCTTGTTTTTTCTTTTGTTTTTTCTTTTGTTTTTTCTCTTGTTTTCTCGCTTATCCCTTTTAAGTTAATAAATGTCCGCCAGAAAAACTCTACCAGTTCATCAGAGGTTATCTTGTTTCCGTTGTCAATCACCCAGGCGTTAGCCTCTTTTTCCACCCGCATCTGCATTAAATCTTCCGCTTTCATCATAACTTATTCAACCACGGGGTTTTTCATACACACATCATCTTTTCCGAAGTCATCCCCAATGTCCAGTATGTCAGGTAATTTTTTTTCCTCTAATTTTTTTTCCTCTGCTTTCTTTACTTCCTCATTAACCTTTTTCTTTACCGCCATCTTATCCTCCTGTTTTTTGTTTTTTAACTGTTTTAACTGAATGATAACCCTGCTACCGCATGTCTATACCTTCTTGGAAGCCTCCTGACCCTCGCTATCTCGTCATCGTACGCCCTTTTTTCAAGCCACGCCGCAGAATACTTCGGGGGCTCTGAGTTCTTGACTATCCCCCCCCTGCTTGTAAGGGGAAGATGGTAGGCTAAACTGTCGAGAATATCATCGAAAGCGGAGTTGGGGAATTGAATCATCTGGAAGGCTAAGGTTGAAAAAGCTCCCTCCAGCAACTCTACGTTATTTCCCGGAAACAGTAAATCCCCCCTCTCGTGATAGGGCTGTAACGCCATAATCCTCTGGTTTTTGTTCTCTCCCGCCCTTGATGACGGCCGGAACTCTCTTATACCGAACAGTTTAAAATCAGGGTTGACCCTTTCCTCCGTTATCCTCCTGTCAAGCTCTTTCTTGAGCATACCCCTGAAGAAGTTCCTCTCAAGCCCGAATAACCTGAATCTATATCTATAGTTAAGCCGTATAATCTCGTTTATTATCTCTGACGGCTGGAGGTGTTTGTTGACTATGTCAAGGATATACAGTTTCATCTTGTTATCAGTCCCCGCCACGGTGATGGCGGTGAAGTCTCTGCCTTCTCCGGCAGGGTCGCAGGTGGCGGTGATGTAGAGGTCATCAGGTTTGATTGAGCCGTAGAAGTTAAAGTCGGCAACCTTAAATACCGCTGTCTCAGGGTCGGTGGGGTTATTTTCATACAGGCAGGAAAAAATGTAAGAGCCCTGCTCTGTCCTTTGTAGTTTCAGAAACTCCCACGTCAAGGAGTTTTTCCCGATATTATCAAACAACAGCTTCCCTGCGTTATACCCCGAATCCCTGATAAAGATTTTAAAGGTATCCTTCTGTTTGTTCTCGGCTATTATCTTTCCGTAAAGGTCACCGAAGTTCCACCGCGTTCCGAGCATTATCACCGTGCCTCCGGGCCTTAACAGAGAAAGGGCTTTTGAGTAGCACTCTACTGTTTTATCCATCTGGTCTTTAGTGGTGATATTCTTATCGCTGACTACATCATCAAAAATAATCGCATCAAAATGTTTTCCGACCATAGAAGTATCTATTCCCGCAGTCTCGATGGAGCATTCTGACTGCGCGGCATACCGTATGGACACTATTATCTGATTCTCATTCCACTTGCCGCTTTTAGGGTCGGTCTCCCACGCCCCGAAGGTATTCCTGAAGATAGACCTCTCCGACTTACTGAGTATATGGTTTCTTATGCCGGTGAGGAATCCCTGGGCTTTGGTAGAGGCGTCTGAGTATATCAATATCCTTTCGTTGGGGTTCTTTAATAGTCTCCAGAGGGAGTATCCTATGGTGCAGATACAGGATTTAAAAGTGTAACGGGGCATAAGCACAAGCCTGAACTTCTTGGTGTCCTCCTGCATAAACTCACAGAGTTTCTTATGTTCATCGTTCATATCCCTGTATCCGAGGATATTAAGGCAGAAAGAATAGAAGTCGTTACGATAGGTAAGATACCCGTCGCGTATAGACTTTAATGCTTCCTTGACCTGTTTTTCTGTTTTAAAGGTGATGTTCATAAAGTCCGGAAATCTCTACTAATCTCTGCCAATCTCTGCCAATTCAGCCAGCTTTGCCAATTCGGTAATCTTCTCTTGTAATTCCCCTATTTCCCTTGATGGGGCGTCCACTTTGACCCATTTTCTTATATCACAGGCGTAGACCAGCCCGCCAGCGTTTCTTTTCTTCATTATGCCGGTTAATTCAGTTGGTTCAGTTGGTTGCATGAAATCTCCTATAAATCTTCTATAAATCTCTTATCCCCTTGTTGTTTAAGGGGTTAGGGGTTCCGGGGGAAGTATTGGGTGAGAGGGGGAAAATTTGATGCGCGATAGGAGGAGGAGGGCTATAATACCTCTCAGAATCAAAAGCGGTGGGGTAGGGGTCTTTTCTACCTGCCCGTATCACCGTCCACCATTCCTATAATCTTTATTATGTTAACTTTTATAATTCCCATAACCTATTCACCCTCAAAGGCTTCTGTATCTTCATTGGTGATTACCTGCCTATACAGGTCGCTTACATTGAGTTGTATGCCTATTTGTAGCTCATTGTCTTTAAGTAAGCCGAGTAATTTAGAGGCGAGGGTTAAACCCTGCATTGCCGTACCATAACTCTTATCCCCCTCCGCTCTCCTCCCCAATTCTATAACCTCCGTAAGCATTCTGTCTATTGTCCATTCACTCTTACTGAACTCCTCAGCTATTTCCATTTGACAATCCTTGACAACCCTTTTGGATGTGGCGTTGTGAGCTGTTCTCTCTGCATAACCGGCTTCTATCATTGCGTTCTTGGCATCTATGCCTTGTTTCAGTAAAAACTTGACTTTCCGTTTTCTGATTGGGTTGACTCGGGGGCTTTTCATTTGGGATTCTTTGGATTCTCCCTTAATACCTTCATATGTGTCTTTTATGTCTTTAAATACCTAAACACCAAAAAAACACCGGAGCTTTTGACTCCGGTTCTCTATGGAACTCTCTAAACCTATCTAATCTATCCGGGCCTTCTATGAGGCTCTATCTTTTATACTCGTTTACCTTCCCGCATTTCGGGCATTTTATCCGGATGTGAACACTGTCTTTATCTATGGGGTCAATAGCCAATATATGCTTGCCTATCTCTATTCTGTAAAGGAGCCGATGGCATTTAATACATCGGTATTCTGTCATTCTGTCAAAGTTCCTGGTATGCCCGGCCGTTTTTCTTGCATCCCGAACAATA